CAACATAGAATCTCTAGCAATTTCTAATTTGAGTTTGTCTTTATAGGACAAACTCAAATCTACGCGATCTAATATATGGTTTGATGAATCAATTACTAAATATCCTTGTTCATTTGCTAGCACTAGCCAAGGACACTGATCATATTTATCTATTGGGTGAAAATTATTTATTTCATAGAATGAAAATATATCTTCCTGCACACCAACATCTTCAGATATAATACCATTTTTAAACGTGCGGAACCCAACAAATTCCGCGCGCTCGATTTTATCATAAGTCTGTTGAAAATTATGCATTCCAATTTTCCTTGATCGACTTCTTTGCCAAATCAATGATTTGTTCGTATAGTGGCATGTATGAACCTGGTTTGATTCTTCCAAGGTCTTCTAAATTTTTAATGTATTCACATGTCCTACCAAGCAAATGCAAAAAATCCTTGGTTGCATCTTCTTCTGTGAGTCCGTGTTTTGGTGTGGGTGTGGTCGCAATGAACATGATATTCTCCTTATAACGGTCCTAATAATGGTCCAATCACTTCACCCAAGTGATTTATATATTAACCATAAATTATAATTATTGTATAAATACCGTGAAATGATCGCCAGATGCCAGGATAGCATCACCAGTAAGTTCAATACAAACTGGACATCCAGTGTTGAATCGCATCAGATCTGGGGAAATCATTTTGCCAAGTTTAAATAGATATGGCTTGTTCGGAGGTATAGCAAATGGTTGCAGTTTGTTTGGGATATTAATTGATGTTGAATGACCATATGCTATCCCAGAAAATGTTCCGGTCGGAATAAATAATCTCATTAAATAATTAATATGTTCAGACCATGATTTTAAATCAATATTTACTTGAATGTTCTTTGAAAGATCACCGAAGATACCATCCTGAGAACACTTAAAAAAGAATGATGTTAAATCATACCACAAAGTTCCTGGTCTAAATTCTGTTGGTGTTTTGTCTGAAGTTTGGTTAGCTAACAACCCAAGAACGATCATTCTCATCCAGTCATATCTCGGATATGATCCGGGTTCAGCATAATTGTCATGATCTTGCCCAGTCAAACCAACTTCTGTCGCAAAATTGATGACATGATCTTCTGGTAATCTAATTATGTTATTCATATTATATTTTTGATTTATTCTGTGAATTCACGTCCGGGACTAATAAGCAACGCCTCTACGCGTCTCTTGGGGAATGGGGATATCGACTCGCAACATGTAATTGATATAAGTCTATCGTCAGCAAATAGCGATACCGTTTTTGATTTTTTCCCATCCACGATGACCTCTCTCATTGCGGATTTAAACTGACCGCATTTTCTACACTTAATATATACATCACCTTTTTTGTCACTTTTAGCAGTCACCGGAATCCTTGGATGAAATTCTAGACTAGATAATGACCGAAATTGTCTATATGTGACTGGTGTGTTTTCGATTACTCGAGGTGGATTGCCGGTGGATATCCATGCAATCTTGTCGTCTTCTTTTATTTCTTTTAATGATCCATCTCTGACGTGTGTTCTAAGATGTGATGCTCTGGCAGCCGTAAATTTACCAAGATCTTTCTTACAAATTATGCAAATATTATCCTCTTGTCTTAAGTTCTGTTTCATGTGACCTCTTGGATTTGGAAGGTTGGATAATAAATTTTTTCTTGGGTAAGAGCCTTAAGTTTTAAATTTCTGAATATTTTCCTACAAGTGCTCCTGAGCCAAAGCATATCAGAATATAAAGTACATTTTATTGCGGACGGGGCCACAACCAACGCAATGTTTTCTGTCATTTCTACACCCGCTGCTTTGACATTTATAAAAACCATACCATATGTTTCGTCGATTTCGCCTATACCACAGAAGCACCCAGACATTAATACTTTGTTAAGTCTAAACACAAAATGATTGCCAATACTATTCTTGAGCCTGTCGGTCTCCATATTGATCTCCTGTCCCTTATGTATAGATTGAATAATAATTTTATAATAATTATTGTTGTGTATTAATAGAATTAATGGTCTCTTTAATTTTAGTTACAACATCAGCTGAAATTTTTTCAAGAGCGGTTTTGCCAAAATACCCATCAATATTTTTGGACAAAACCACGCAAATTGATTTTTGACCTTCATCTAATATACTATCAATTTCATGCTGTTTCAAAGTCGCCGCCACAAGTTTATATAATAGTAGTGTATTGAGTAAATCATTAATGTCTTTGGTAAGTAATCCTAGTTCTGAATTAGTATCCATTTATTTCCTTCACGATGGCTGGTTGAAGATTAATTGGTATAATACCCATAAGATGCCAGACATAATTACGAACCCAACGATGCAGCCACAACCCCAGACTGATGATATTTTGCCTTCTTCATTAGAATCCATATTATCCCCTTAACCAATTAAAACGGGCCAGGCAAAATGCCTGGCCCGTTAAATACCACGTTCTGTTTTGTCTGCTAGTCTGAATTTTTCCCCATCAGAATATGCCCCAGAATATTCATCGCGGCGCCGCTAGCCATGATCCGATTGACTGACTTCTTGATCATCTGGTTGGCTCTGGTGACACTATATTTATTTTGGTACGCAATCTCTTGGATGCTAAAACCTTTGAAATAATGGTCTCTGATTATATTTGCGTTTCTTTCTGGAATGTAAGTAAGAGCTTTCTCGATGATTTCTCTGGTGAAGGCCTGTTTATCACTGTCATAACTCTCGGCTATGACAGTGTCAGCGATTGTGTCGTCACTTTCATCTCCCATTGGCACATCGATTGAGCTAGTCGGTTGAATGATCGAGATGAAAGAAGAAACATCGAGATTTACTATTTCAGCTATAGATTTGTAGTCATTGGTGTCGACAGCAAGATCACCAAGAGACTTCTTCCCATCGACATCTTCAACTGTTAATTCGGCTTTCCTCAGAAAGGTGAGGATATCCTGCTCATGAACACCTGGTTTTTTCCTGCCACAGCCATCGGTGTGCAACTTATCGCAGGGGCAGTTGGCGCATCTGCATTTACTGACCTGCTTTTTCTTGCCATAGAGGAGGTTGGCGGCTTTGAGCTTTACAGAGATCTGCTCAATTTTGAAGGCCGGGATCTTAACCGGACGATTGTTGTCATCTAGGAACCTGCAAATAGCATTGTGCACTGCGGTTTTCGCGGTTGTGAGAAATCTATATCCTTTGTCTGTGGCACCAAGGAAAGGGGGCCATTTGTCGATGGAATGTAGAATAGCCGCGAACCCAACATTGAAGAGGTCATCGAACCCCATCCCACGGTGGCATTGTTTGTGCAGTTCTCTTGCGATTGTGTATGGTACAAAAGCATACTTCTCGGAAAGAGAATGTCGTTCATTTTCGTAATCAGCCACTGCCTGGGCATGAGCTTGATCGGTATACTTATTGCCATTCGCGTCGAAGGCTCTGCTTCTTATCTCCTTCATCTTAGTGATGTATTCGCGTTCTAGCTCCGCGCCGAAGCTAGGTGCGTTTGGTACTTCAAATCCTTCTCCAACCAAATGGGAGCTGATACCTTCGACGAGATCTTTTCTGATCGTTGTCATGTTCTCCCCTTACCAAAGGCCTACCATAATGGTAGCAATTGGTGTGCCAGAGATAATACTGTGGGTTGTATACTCTAACGACTCTATGTGATCTCTATCTTCTTTTATTATACCACAAGAAGATGCTTTTGTCAATATTTTTTCTTGATTCATCAACTAAGACCGGACGGCTTGTCCCACGTTGGGAGTTGAACTAGCCGATAGACACTTCATCAACTAAGGCCGAATGTGTATTATAGCAACGGTGTCTTTGTGTTTGCTGGTCGGTTTATAACACAGGCATTAAGTACATAGCAACTTAAGCTGGTCTTCCGACTTGGCTTTAATCTTGTCTACTATTCTGGAGAAATGTCTTCTAATGTCGTCTACGGTGGCGTCATTGAGATCTGACTGCGTCATGTGCTTCACGCGCAATATTTTCTCTCCACCAGGAAAATGAATGATTAATCTGACAGTGCCATCTATGGCATCGCCGGATAAAACATATTCACCAATTAGCTGTTCATTTATCCATTGCATTTGATATCTTCATTATGGCACAACTCATTTTCTGCGTGTCTTTGTGACCATTAATGTTGATTAATGTCTTTTTAATTATACTTTTTGCTTCCTCAGCGTCTTCGTCATCTAGAGGTTGCACTATATAGTCTTCTTCGACCAAAACTTGTTTTACTTCTTCGGTTCCGCCATCTTTGGGTATAAGATTACTGAATGGATCTTTATCCCCAACCGCAACGGCTTCTGTAATTACGTCTTGTTTCTTTGATTTACCAGACGCCGGCAGGCCATTTAACTCGTTACCATTGAGCATAATTTGCCAGGAATTCGGATATCTGATTGATTTTGCTTCTTCTATGGTCTTCTTCCTACTGGTGACCATCTTAGCATATTCAACAAGCACTTTACTTTCTAGTTTGTCGATTTCTTCCAGTCCTGGCAACGCCATTCCGCCCGGTTCCGCGCCTGGCTCCGCTGGTGGGTTTTTTGCTGCTTCTTCCTGCTTTTGTTCTTGCAATTCTTCTATTTCGTCATCCGTCATGTCGGTGAATCTCGATAATATCCAGTTGTCGGTGAACATTTGCGTTTCTTTGAGAGTCCCTATTACCCCAGCCCTTGAATTCCAAGTTTCGATTCTATATAATTCATCAATGGCTGAAGAAGCTGTCATAATTACATCAAATGACGACATATCATCGGTTGTGAACCCCTTCAAAGACAGGTGCACCAAAGCTATTTTCTTTAATCCAACACTAGCCTCTTGTTGCACAAACTGGACTGCTTTCGCAAAATCAGTGTGACTCGATGACAATGATTTATCTGCGTTCGCTCCAGCCTCGTCTCCTATACCAACTCTTGAGAACGGAATCTTGAGCGGCGCAACCATCTTCTTCTTGAAATATTCAATGTCCTTGATCTGATCAAGGTTCTCAGCACCTTTCATTGTTTCAACTTTAGGACCGGTACCATCTGGGCGCTGTGGCATCCAGAAATCATCTTCCTGAATTAGCGGCGCATATCTCCAGTTCACCTCGCCGGTGGATGGGTCGAAAAATCTCTGCTTTTTAAATTGATCTGAAATTTGATGCAGGTATTGGTTGATCTGGTTGGTTGGTATGTTACCAACTGGTATGGTGAATATGCGCTTCTCAGGTGCGCGCGTGATTCTATATATTAGGGCAGCATCTTCCATCAACCTCAATCTGCGGAAATCTTTACGGGCGCCATCTAGTAGGGATCGTCCATAAGGCGCGTATATGTTTTCGTATGACATTAATCTTAGATGCATAACCTGCCACGGATGTAAAAATAGTGGCTCGGTCATCAATTCATCGGTGAAAAAGAACCCAACAAGATCACCATATTTAGTTTCTACTCTCAAGAAACTAAATATATTGAATGGTCTATATGACGCAACTTCAGTTCTGTTTTCGTTGGGGATTATTTCGGCGGCAAAATCACCATATTTGCATAAATATCTAATCATTGGCCGCAATTTGTGGTCGATGTTCAGAATGTCGTAAAATAACCTTTCGAGTTCCTTTTTAACATCTGCGTTTTTAGCTCTAATCGATATGACATGTTTCTTCTCTGGGTCCGTCTGGCAATTGTGAACTATAACCCATGATTTATCTGTACCCGCAGCAAAACAATAGTGGTCAGGTACTTCAATGTCATATACTTCTTTGGCAACTCCGGATTCAACAACCGATATTACTTTATGATTAACAAAAGATTTTTCTAAATATCTCTTCTGAACTGATATTGGTCTACAATCATTGCAATATATACTATATGAACAATAATTTTTGAGGAATTCAGATATCGGCTTGGTGCAACCACAATTTGTACAAATTCTATCTCTAACCGCTTCATTATTTTTATATGATAATCTCTTGCTATTTATCCTTCTAGTCATATAAATTGGATCAGTCTTGTGTGATTGATGCCAGGTTTTTAAATATTCTTTCTTGCATTCTGAACATTGTCTCTTGACACCGGCTAATTTAATACCACATTTGCAATGGTGATATTTGGATTTGAATGACTTCCAGTTCAGACCATTTTCTTTGAGAACTCTATTGAATACCCTTTGTCCTATTGATAGGAATGCACATACAGATCGGGCATTTGAAAAATTGTCACAATCAATTAATTTCTGCTCAATTTCTGACAATGTAATTTTATTAAAACTATGGTTTTCTGCACCACATTTGCTATGTAACTTGTAATGATCCTTAGATAACATACCTTCAAGATTAGATGGGACATTATTTATACCATTCCAATCCTTATGGTGTATTGTTTCGGCATGATTATTGAAAAATTCGTATACCCACCTGTGAACTGAGATGAAATGATTTGTTTCTTTGATGTACATAAAATCATATTCTGATGCTGTATTATATGGTTTTTGCTCTACAAATGGCCCGGATTTACTTCTATATCTTCTATTCTTATATAATGGCATCAAACTATCACCAGATTTTAAGTCTTTAGCTTCTATAAATGTACCATCCTTAAGCATGAATTTATGATCGGGGGTGCAACGTATCTCGTTCATGTCATCCAAAATAACAGTGACCATGTTCTGATTAAATTTTGTAATCCTGGCATTCTTTGCCTTAGCCGGGACCATTTTCTTGGTAATATTATCAATAGCATATACCCAGAATTCATATTCTGGGCCATTCTTAGCTAATTCTGATATGGTTGGACAAGTACCATCTAATAATGGTATTCTAGTATTACCATCTAGGCATGACTCATCTGCATATAAATCCAATGCTAATGATATCTCACCCATTTCATCCATTTGGTCATAATCTTTATACCTCTCCATTCTGTTGATTTGGAGATTAGTTTGGTCGAGAAGACCAGATGAAGAATAATTTATAAATTCGTTGTTCTGAATGGCCCGGCTGATATCATTCTGATTCTGGAGAAGATTCTCGTGTCTAAATAGATTACCGCTCTTAAGGAAAGCTCTAATTCTATCAAATAATTGAATACTCATAAGGACTCCGGAGCATAAAATACCATTTTATCTTTGAGGTGGGAATATTCTTTTCTTAACAACCACCGACGGTAACTGACTATCGGTGACCGGCACCATCAAAGATTGGGCAAATCTTTGTATCTCCTGTTCTTGTGTCTCTTGTATTGTTTGGCCTTTCCCAACACCCATAGGGAACATTGCCCTGTAGTCGGTGGTCTTAGCCACGTCAATATTTGGATCTGGTGCTCCAAAATTCATACTTGCCTTCAATGATGAGAACGGAACCATGGCACTATTCTCGGCACATATAGACATATTTATACCCACAAAAGCCAGACCAGAAGCGATCATTAAGTCATCATTCATAGAGCCTTTTTCTGCACCGGTTCTGTTTGGGCCTAGATGGATATATGTTTCTGCTTGTATGATTAATCTGTGTGATTTTACCTTATATCCACCCTCACCGAGATTATCTATTAGAGCCTTGTTGATGATTGGCTTACCAACACCTGTTGTGTTATATCCTATTGGTCCGCTAAATTGATTGGCTAGAGCCTTGTTTGCGGCTGTTGGTAACATATTTTTCCTAAATATATTAGGATATGCCATGTCTTCAAGGTCCTGACATACTGTAATTCCCATGCCGGTTCTTTCTGGAACCAAGAAGGCATTATTATACCATCTACCTATGTAATCTATCATAATCGCAAAATCTTTGGGTTTGGCTTTTATCTGTAATTCGGCAACTTGCTCACCAGATATTACATCAAACACTTCGGCCGCAGACCAGTCATTAGATTCACCGCCAGAGATATCGGCCCCAACTGTATATATATGTTCTTTTTGCGGTTCTTGCCATACCCACAGCCTATTGTCAAATTCGAGTACATAACTTTCGTTAGTAATTGGTTGTATGTAATCTACATGATTCACTGTCTTATATGTCTTACCTGCTTCTTTGGCTTGGGCCCTTATTATTAACAGGGTCTCTCTGCTAAGAACTGTGTTTCCTGACCCAAGAAAATCTCTTAGTACTTCTTGTCTGAATTTGGAATCATCACCCTTTTCGGTCAACGATCTGTATTGAGTCTCAAGCCATGGACTCCAATAATCACCATATTTTGTTTTTTCTTCTTTAGTCTCACATCTGCGTAAGCCATCAGTCGGAGCTATCCTTGTCGGAGTCTTTGTGACATCATCAACATATTCAATAGCCCAATCCATATCCCACCAATCAATTTCGATTGGATTGAACTCGTTGTAATGCTCTTTAGCATCAGTCCATGTCTTCCAGTACCAATTTCCAATACCATTAGAAGTTGATATGACTAGCACTGAACCACCGTGCTGCAATGTTGGCGCGCCACCGGACCACATCGCATTCATGTTTGGGCAGAATGCGGCTTCGTCGATAATATTGAGTGATGATGAATTAGCACGGAGGGTCTCTGGGCCGGATGGTAGCGATGTTATTTTAGATCCATTATGAAACCCAATTTGGTGTTCGTTGTCGGTTTCCGGAACCCACACTGCTTTCATCCACTGAGGAAGTCTTTCATATACGAACTTAACATTCTTGATCATAAAGTCTTTGGCATCTAGATCACGTTTGGATACTATTAGAATGGTTTTTGCTTTGAAGAACATTGCGAGCCATAATGCATATGCTCCACACAGGGTACTAATCCCTGATTGACGCGTTTTACCAAAAATGTTGAATCTATTTTTTGTAAAATGCCCGAGACATTTTCTCTGGTAATTGAATAATTTAAATGGCAATATTCCCGCCTGAGGATGTTTTATTTTACAGAAATTATCTATGAAGTATTCTGGAGACTTCTTACACTTTCTGACGATTTCTTTGATTTTTGTTACTTTATCAATCATCTAACAGGCCTTCGAGATTTAAATCTTCTACGCCAGTTTGTTTTTCTATTCGCCTACCAATATTGTCTATGAGTTTGATTAGATTGGTATTGGCCTCAGATTTGGTTCTGAGGGACATAGCGATGGCTTCGAAGAAAATCCTACTCGGCCCGTCGTGATTTAGTTTTCCATATATAAAATTAATATATGAATCTAAATCTTGCCTATCTTTCCTATAATTTAATAACAATTCTTGTATCGATTGATCATATAACCCACCAAGATCAATACCTATAGTGGTTGGCGGCGGCGCGTCGCCTTCATGATGTAATGTGATTTCTTGTGATGCCAGAGTGTTACCCTGAGGCCCTTGTATTCCAGCATTGCTCTGTTCTCCAGCGGAGACAAGAGGCGTGGTGTGGGTAGATAAAGACACCGGTGCGACATCTTTAATGTCGTTTAAATCGCTAAGTAAAGATGCTAGTTCGTTATCTTCTGGAAGAGCAGTCATTTCAAATCAATTCCGAGATCCATTCCGCCCTCTAGATCATCTTTTGGCTCGGGTTCAATGTCTAGCTCTGGTTCTGGTTCTAACTCTGGTTCTAACTCTGGTTCTAACTCTGGTTCCGGCGGCTCCTGAAAATCAAGATCAACTTCGTTTTTGGATATATCACTTTCCGTTCTGTCTACCACATCGGCTGATGGTTTAACTTCAATGCTTAATTTCTTTTCCATCACTCCCTCTTGGGTGCCGTCTTTGCTATATCTAACCTTGATGAGCAAATTGATTTTATCGCCATCTATTTCTGCGCCAATGAATTTAAAGTTGACTCCGGTATCTTCTAATACCTCTTTGAGGGCCATTAAGTCTACGTTCTCGTCATTTTTAGCGGCATTTAAAATATATTTCTTAACCTCTTTGTCAGATAATTTCCTGAGCAGATTGGAAGCGTTTGATAACGCATCTGCGAATTGGTCTTTATCTACGGAGGACATCGGAGCTTCAACTGCTTCTTTGATGGTGTCTGATGCTGCTATTGAATATAACCAGTCATAATCAAATCTGAATCCGTTGACGAGCTCAACAGATCCGTCATCAGATATTCTCCAGCTGTCAGGGGATAATATCATGTTTGTGTTTTCAGACACGATACCGTCCTCTGTCCTCTCCCAACCAGATAAACAAGTCGCCATACACTTCTTGGCAGCTTCGACAAGCATTGGCCTATTGTGGTACTGAGCCAGTACTTCTTTGGGATCGGCCCCATGATTTTCTATAATATAACGAATGGTGTCGACTATATTGCTCATGTCCACTCCTTCTCCGAAACTCTGTCTATTTCCGGGTTTTCTATGTAGAACCGGCTTTGGATTTCTCCTACCTCTCGCTTTTTTGCCAAATTTGCTGCCGGTTTTAAGATTTGGGTTGCTTTCTTTGCTGGTGCCACTTCTCTTGGTTAGATTAGCCAGCCGCTCATCAATAGCGTCAGTTACACGCCTCATGGGGCTAGTGGTACCTGGTCTTTTTTGTTTCGATGACATAGGTATCCTATACACATCCTATGGTATATTTTCCCTTAGTCCTCGTCTTTAGTAAATGCTATCGCGCTAGGTTTGATTATTTTTTCTTGGTGTTCAATTTCACCGATCGGTGAATCGGTGAATTCAAAGCTCATCAGACGTAATATCCTTACAAATTTTATAATCTTAGCTCTTGACATGTTAGATTGTTTTGTAAGTTTACCAATCAGTCCTTCGTGGGGCTTGGGGTCCGTAAAATATAATTCTTCAAGGGCATCTATTATTTTCATGAAATCATCTACGTATTTACACACATCTCTGGCTTCAGCTAAAAATCTCCCAAACTGGGCAGATCTCTTAATGACTTTTTCGTCTAGATAATATCTATACCCCTCTGAGTTCTTTTTGTCTCTGTTGTCTTTTTTGATGGCTGCGAGAATAGATGTCCGACACACCTGAGACCACAAGTTAAACACCTTTGGATGATGTGGTCCATTATTGAATTTATATAAAGAGCTTTCTATTGCCACCCACGCTATCTGATGTAAATCATTAAAAGAAGAATCATCTTTTCCAGAATATATATTGTGTAGGTTGTGGGTTCTGATAACGTTGATGATGAGTTCATCGACATGTTTCATGATGCCATTACGTAAAACCACATCGGTACATCCAGTCTTGTGATATTCGACAAGAAGTTTTTCTACCAGAGCATTATCAAAGTAATAATTTGAAGGTAATTTGTCGGGAACTAAAGGCGGCTTATCTTCTGGTGGTTTATCTTCGTTTATTATTAAGAGCGGTTTGTCTGGAGGTGGTTTCATGTTGACCCCTAATATCCCATAATGGAATAAAATACTAAGGGTCATCTAAATTTGAATTATAATATAACTACAGCTGGCGGGGCGGGAAATTGCAAGGCCTAAACAGATTGAAACCTTTTTTCATGACTTCCTTGCCATCATATGTTTTCTTTGGTGTGACAACCATGGTTGGATAGCCGAGCTGAAGCATCCGAGCAAGCCTGCGTCTTGAATGTCTATAAAGATAGAAATTATTGATAAACATAAAATCAAACACTCTCGCCCATCCTCTATTATTGATCCTAACCGCCCTTCCAACTTTCTGTTCTAAATCAGAATCTTTTTTACTGCTCGCGCATAATATTAGGTTATCTACTCCGCCATTGAGGTCAAGACCTCTTTTGAGGATTTTACTACCTATTAAGACTCTGAGGGTCTTCTTTTCGAATTTCTTAAGGGCGTCATTTCTCGTGTTTCTAGCTGTAGTGCCAAATATAAAGGCGCTGCCTGGTATCTTCTCTTCTAGTGCCTTGCCGAGTTCAATGTTTTCTACTAGAACCAAGAAATTATCGTTTGGAAAGGCATCAATTATTTGTTTAATCTTTAAGTGCAATTCTTCGTTTTGTTCAATTAATTCCTTTACTGCAATATCAAAGGCTGATTTGTCGTTGCGGTTGTTATTACCAAACACTGTTGTTATATACTTTACCGGTATTATCCTACCAATGCTTTCTAAATATCTTCTGTCTGACTTAGCAATGACGCCGCCAAGAAGCTCCGTCAAATTAAGATTATCTAATTTGTCTTCTTCCATTGGTAGGGTGCCAGTGAATCCATATATATATCTTGATTTGGTATATTTCTGAATTACCTTCTTGTATTGTTTATTGCTGGCGGCTTTATCAGCTTCATCAACCATGAGTAATTCACATTTACCAAGGAGCTTCCTATAGATAGTATGGTTTTTGCTGCGTGTTTTATATGCCTTGATCCTTTTTTCATAATCCTCTTTAGTTTCTTCTTCTTTTCTGCCGCCAAGCTTAGGTGGCGCCAACAAGCTGGCTAAACTACCGACGCAGATCAATTGCCCAGTTGGTGATTGACCAGCATAAAACACGCCCACTTCTTTTGCTACATCTCTAAGCTCTAGTCTTCGTTTGAGCTGATCAACAACTATTGTCTCTTCTGCCATGATGATAGTGGGGCAATTAAGCAATTTGGCTATCCCACACATCAACTCCGACTTACCAGCGCCTGTTATATAGAACATTATACCTATTTCGTTTTCTGGTTTGGTACACGCCAACATCCCTTCGATTTGATGATCCATCAAAGTGATGCCAGCCAAGAGGTCTGGTTTGATGTCTTCTGGTTTGTACATTGGGTATTTGGATGGTGGGCGTCTGTCCTCTATTTCTACGGGCAGATCATATTTCCCACAAAACTTTATTACTTCATTGAGATATGCTTTGGATAGCTTTTGTTCGCGCTTGTTGTATTTTCTATACACCCCATCCCAACTCTGTTCCTGTATCGAGTCAATATACTTTGAATTTGGGTCTTCTGCAGAAAAATGCTCATACAGAAGATCACTAATATCTGGAGTGATACCATCCAGATATATCCATCTGTTGTCTGCAATGATAATTTTCATTTAAAGACTGGCAGAGGGGTTTTTCTCTGATAAGCCTGCAATTTTATGTCTGGGTGTGCCTTGATTGTTGCTTGCAGAACCTTACTCTGAATCTCGAGTGTTCTGTTGTGCGTTGAGGCTGTTTCCTTGTCAAACTCCTCTACGCTTACTTGGCGATTCTTATAAAACGACTGCATCATCTTTAATATGCACAAATTGAATCTGTTGCGGTGATATTCTGAGGCTTCCTCGTGGGTTAAGATTTTCAACACACCATCACGAATGCAGATCGTGCATGGCATTCCCACTTCGCTTTCCAGTACAAATTCCAGCCTGGCTTTAAACTTCATTTGGGCAAGCGAAAAATTTGGATCATCCTCGGGCACTCCAGTACACTTGACAACCAACGAATTATTGATGATCATACCATAATGGCATTTGTCAAGATCAATCGGCAATGGCTTGGGTCTGATTGGGTGATCCATGTCTTCTCCATTCGACCGCGTTCATTATTGATTCTTGGTCACTTCGGCAGACTCTACTTCGAATCTTCCATATTTTGGCCTCCAATCGCTCAGGCCTATAATTTTGCCGGCAGTCTTAACAAATTCAATCACATTTTCTGAACTAAGAATATCTGGCATGTAATTAACTGCAAATTCAAGAGACCACACCGGGAAAATCGGTCTTGTTCTCATGACTCTAGATTTATTGATCACAACTGGAACCCTAGAAATATATGGGTTCTTGTCGAGTGGCTTATATTTCCATAACCCATCGGCAGTTCTTGGCCCATCATGAATAACGATGGCGTTTCCATCAACAAACAAACCAGATTTGGTCTGGTTCCCAAGACGTGTCTTCTTTGCAGCCGCGACCAACATCGACTCGATATTCTCTCCGGGCCAACATGGTCTGTTTTGTTCATCAACATACAACGCGGCAAACCATTCTATTTCGGCCATTTCCATGTGGTCTTGATCGGTCTTGGTCTTCTTACTTGTTACTTTCTTGAGTCTTTTTGCGTATTCATTGAGCGGGTCACTGGTTTGGCCATTGTGCATAATTGTTGGCATAACACCCTTGATTTTGAAACTGACTGTTTCGTACATAGCATGCCTTTCTGTTTATGAAATACGAGACCTACACAATTTTAATGTAATCGTCGCCAAGGACTTTTTTAAGTTTCTCGCTGTAGTCATCATCTATTAAGCATTTCACTCTTCTTCTTATTATTTCATCTTGTGGTGGCAACATGCTTTTGCTTGATGAATCCAATTGCGCCATGACCCGCTTGCAAATTTCAGACATAGCTATGTAGGTCAAATTGACACTGTTGTTTTCATACCACATCACTATATTAGGAAACCCTCCCTCAACCTTCGTCTCAGCCAGGCCAGTTTCTTGCGCATCAACAAACTTTTTACTATTAACTGTTTTTTCCAAATCCAGTTGCATTCTCGCTTCATGAGATTTAGCGCTACTGTATGCTATATCAACGATATTTGCTTTTGTTAATACCCATAATCCCCTAGTCCAGATCGTATTGTTCTTTTTAAGATTGTTCCTTGCATATTCAATGGCATAATAAGCTATTTTCTTTGCTGTATCCCACGGCACATATTTCATATTGTTTACAAATTTTGCTGCATATCTATACTGGTAGGTCTTTTTGTAATCTGTGTCTTTAGGAATGATTTGCCTGCCAGTTAATCTTTCATACAAGTCAATAATTTCTTTGATTTTAGTATCCATTGTATTTTAGCCGCAGCGGAGGCGAATACATGAACGAACATCCCGAATTGATCGCTAAAATACTGGAACTGAGAAAAACACTACTGGATGAAAAACCAAATATTAGGTGCATGGTGATTAGCGTCCTCGAAAAAGGTTCTGACACGCCTGTGGTTGTTTATCACGGGGATCAATTAGAATACACTGCTCTGGCTGTTGAGGTCGCAAAAGTACTCCGTCGGAGAGTGGTTGATAGAATCGACGGAACACAACCGAAGGGATGCAATGAATCGCCGATTTTATAATCCATCAAGACACATTGTCCGCCTTGCTGGACCAAACAAAGAAACTGTGGTCATGAAGGGCGGTAGCTACAAAATCTTGTCTGAATTTTATTTGAAGTATTGTCCTAAATTTATATTGCTCGAAGAAAATATAAAGGCAGAACCACATCCACCTGAGAATATTAGTATGGGAATATCACACAAAGTCAAAGCAACTAGAGAAATTAGATCCCCATTAGGTGCATTACCGCCACCAAAGAGATATAGACAGCAGCCTCAACCACAACTGCAACAAAAAATTGTTACAACGAAGAAGCACACTTCCCAGACAAAACACACACCGTGGAATAATAGACATCAACAAAAAATGGTCGGTAGACCAACAGCGACGCACATAGAAGCCACCAAGCTATTTAAAAAACATTTAGCAGCTAATCAAACATCTATATCTAACGACATAGGTATCGGTGTTTTGTCATATAACAGGCTTGAATCAATCAAAAGACTACTCGATTCAATACAACAACATACCGATCTTAGCAAGACTACGGTCTTTGTTAGTGATGAATCTACGAACCAGTCAGTCAAAGAATATCTTAGATCGATCGACTGGATTGTGTTAATAGATAACGATAAACGTCTTGGTGTAGCTGGAAATTCAAACAGATTACTGAGATGCCTCGAGAGGTTTAAATATAAAATTCTATTGAATGACGACGTGACAATTAATCAAAATGGCTGGGACACGTTCTACGTCACAGCTATGGAAAAACTTGGATATCACCATTTTTGCTATCGTCAATCCGGAATATATGGGGCAGCTGACGCTGCAGAATCAACAATCAAAAACGGGTACAGAATTAAAACCATCAGAGATAAACCACACGGAGCAGTGATAGCATTTGATCATTTGGCCTTTGATAAAGTTGGTTTTTTTGACGTTGAGTTCGGTCTCTATGGTATGGAACATGTTGATTGGTCGTATAGGATCTGGAAATCGGGAATACAACCATCTGGATATCATGATGTTGAAGGGTCTGAGCAATTTTTTACAATCCACGATGAAGTATCAGCAGTAGAAAACAGATTTGAACATTTGGCCACTGCCAAGTCATTGTTTGATAAAGTCAAAAATTCAAGGGTCAAAGTAGATCCAGATGCTGAGTCTATAGTACCGTTCGTTACTTATGTTGTTCCATACAGAGAACAGGATGGGCGGGCGGCGGTATATTCAATAATCAACAATATCAAATCACAGCATTTCCCAGCCGTAGATATAATATTGGTGGAACAGTCTTCGGCTCAGACAATAAACTCCATAGCCCCATGTCTGTATAAATTCGCTCACAGCAACACTCCATTCAACAAAGCAGAAGCGTTTAATTATGGCGTGGCGTCAGCACCTAATGGTATTATTATTTTGCATGATGCTGATATTATGGTTCCTATTAATTACACATCGGAAGTTTATAAAGTTCTTAGAAATTTTAAATCGTGCCACATAGGAAAGAGCGTAATGTACGTCAACAAAGCAGGCACCGACACTATTCTAGCTAGCGGGGTGGTGAGCAACAACCTTGATTGCGATAGGGTTGTAGGATATTTTGAGGGTGGCTCATTAGCCTGCTATAAAGATACTTATATAGGCATCGGCGGTTTTAATGAAAGTTTCGTTGGATATGGTATGGAAGACTGCGAATTTTTTGAAAGACTTAAAAACAACACCAGCATGTATGATGAAAGATATGTCGATTTTGTGCATCTTAATCATGGAAGAACTACTGGGTGGGAATCATTACACAATAAAAACATAGAAATCAATAAAAAATTAATAAGCACTCCAATGCCGGTAAGATTGAAAACTCTCATTGGTATATTGAAAGGCAAGTATAGCTTATGAAACACATCTTTTTGCCAATCATCAATGGTGGTGCATATATTTACGGCATACGCGGCATATATAAAGCATTTGAATTTGCTGGACACAAAGTTGCCTATTGGGATGGCACTGATGAACACATCAAGTCGTTTAAACCAGATGTATATATAGGGTGCTCTGGCCACAAACAAAATTTTCCAAAGTGGGCCAAACAAGAATATGGAACGAAAACAGCCTATCATGTCAACCCATATAGCAGTTCTCCTCTAGAAAAAAAAGAGGAAACCTGGCCAGACATTAATGAACCACGTAGTACAATAGAGTGGGTTGTTGCCCAAGAACCGAACTTTGTGTTTGGTTTTGCTTGCCGTGGGGCTATTAATAGACATTGGGACAAATGGACCAACGATCTTGGTATACGAGTATACGGAGAGCCAACAGCTGGAGATCATTTATCTTTCAAAAAGGTCAAACCAGACCCAAGCATGGAATGTGATGTTGCATTTGTTGGTGGATACTGGCCATATAAAGCGATTAATATAGACAAATATCTAGAACCAGTGCGCAAGAAACACAACACGATCATATATGGGTGGGGTGGTTGGGATGGTAGAAGCCGAGGTGCAATAGACGACAATGATATATTAAAATTGTTTTCTTCTGCTAAAATCGGGCCATGTGTTAGTGAACCGCACACTACTGTTTATGGTATAGATATTCCAGAGCGAATATTTAAGGTACCTCTTTGTGGATTGGCGGCAATCAGCGATCCAGTGCCAACAATGCGAGATTATTTCCCATATGATATTATGCCGATGGCGTCGACTCCAGATGAATATGTTGATTTAGTGGGTTATTATTTGAAAAATGAAGACAAAAGGTTGGAATTGGTGTCAAAGCAGCACAGGCATGTTATTAAGAACCATACATATATGAATAGGATAATGACCTTTCTAGCTGGGTTTGGGTTTGTAGAAGAATCAATGAAAGTGCAAGAAATCATCAACAAAATGGAGTGATTATGTTTATTGTCACCGCATCTGATTCTGCATATTTTCCGCGAGTGCTGTCGCTAATTGGATCATTACATAAAAGCAATTATGATAATATATCGCAAATTTATGTCTATGATATTGGGCTGTCCAGTTCAGAACGTAGCAATCTTGATCATATGCAAAAAGTAACAATTAAACAGGTAGAAAAGACCCACCCTGACATATTAAAATCGGTATTGAAACATCCTGGCTCGCAGAACCCAACCAGGGTCATCGGAAATTACGCGTGGAAGCCAGTGGCTATCAAACAGGCTTTGGATATGCACGAGACTGTTTTCTGGATTGATGCTGGTGTCACTATTTTAAGATCATTAGAACCAATATTCCGCCATACAACCTTAACTGGATATTTTTTATTGGGAGTGTCAGAAATTGGCTTGTGGTTGAACCAATATCCGAAACAGATCTTGCAAGTTACAAAAGAGGAACTAGAAACGGTAGGTATTAATGCAGCCATGCAATGTCTCAATCATAAATATTATAACACTTATGTGCTGCCGGCTTATGAATGCAGTAAAGATATGAATATGTTTATTGATGACGGCACGGCTTTTGGTGGTGTGCTGTGTGGGCGCCATGATCAGAGTTTGTTTGGTGTTTTTGCGGCCCGCAACAATATGACACCGTGTGGTCCTAACATAACATTAGCGACTGGCGAGCGCATTTATATTACCGACACCGCTTCTCAAGTTGATGGTGCCACTATGATTTATCACAGTAGGGGTGACGCCCGCGACAATGCTTCTTTTATAATAAGGAAACCAGATGAAAACTCTTAAAGAATTAAATCCTGGATCTGATAAAGGTGACCACGAACACACCTTCAACAAGAGAAGTTATCTCGATATATATGATCAGATTTTTTCTCCTCTTAGATCGCAGGCATTAACTTTATTAGAAATAGGGGTGTTGGGTGGTAAATCAGTCAAAATGTGGAAGTCATATTTCCCAAATGCTAAAATAATTGGTCTTGACATCAATCCAGAAGTTAAGGTTGATGACGATATTGTTTTAGTCACAGGCAGTCAAGACGACCCACAAATATTAAATTATGTAATTGATAAATTTGCACCATTTGATATTATCATTGATGACGGTAGCCATGTGGTGGATCATATGCTTACGTCGTATAAATATCTGTGGTCACATGTGATGAGCGGTGGGTGGTATGTTATGGAAGATATGTTATGTACATATTATGACGCACACAGCGCGTGGCCAGGAATGCAATATAATAAAGACATCCCACATAATCGTAGGGAGAAAATGGATTCGCTGCTGTCTAAGATAATTGACGATCTCGACCACAGGACCGGCGATGTTAATGAACTTTTGATTTACGCTTCACAATATTTTCTCAAGAAAGTTTAACGGAGAACACATGGATCTCGTTAATTTAAACACATATTCTAAGAAGAAATACAGCCAGACCGGTGAAGAAGGAATTTTAGAACACATCTTCAATCAAATTGGCACAACGAACAAAGTAGCGGTTGAATTTGGGGCACTTGATGGTAGCTCGTTGAGTAATACTAGATATTTTGTTGATCTTGGGTGGAAAGCCATCATGTTTGATGGGAAAACTCCCCCGGCTTCTGGTGTGCATTGTGAATTTTTGACCGTAGAAAACATCAATGCTGTTTTCTGCAAATATGGCGTTCCGACAGAATTTGATTTGCTATCGATAGATGTTGATGGTAATGATTATTGGTTATGGAATGCCCTGCGTTATAGGCCAAGAGTTGTCATTATCGAAATGAATGGGACAATCCATGTTGGCCTGAACAGGACAATACCATATAATCCGACGTTCGCGTGTGATGGTACAGATTATTATGGAGCGAGTTTTGGGGCTTTGAAAAAACTAGGAGAAAGCAAAGATTATACGCTGATCCACCAATGCCATGCACTAAACATGTTTTTCGTCAGATCAGATATCATACCAAACATGTCCTTTAATATAACATATACACACAATCAATATCACCCACACGACACCCAAAACCGTCCATGGGTGGAAGTTTAATGATCAGAACTAAATTACATGGGTGGGTCTCTATGCCGTTGTTGCCAGACGGATTTGAGATCAACAAATTAACACAAATATTAAATAATAATTATAACAATTATATGTGGCATAACAACATGGTGCTGTTGTCTTATGCGTGGGATGCTGACACATTAATAACCACTAACAGCATCAAGTGCCATCATTATTTAGCTTTTTTAGACAACGAACAGAAAAACATAGAATATTGCAATTTTATATGGAACAACACAACACATCCCGTGTCTATGGTGATGTATCAATTGCTTTGTCATAGAACACATGACAAACACGGATATACACCTTTAATTATGGAATTATTTGATGAAACTATCAAAAGAGCAAAAAATCAGGGTGCTCACAGATGGGTGGCAAGCGGCCACTTTTTTAAAGCAATGTACTCAAAGAACATCGAACCAGAGTTAGTTGAATTACTTGAACCACTGGAAATTGATGTTGATTGTGTGGGTCATAAGATGACAATGGCCGTGTCGTGGTTACTGTTGTTTGGTTCAGAGAAAACTGTTGAACTGACGCTATTTTATTTGGCCCATTTAGACGAACAAAGAAAAGAAATAATTTTTACGTATCTTGAATTTAATATCAATAACCGCGACAATGTCGTGCAATTGTTGTTTGGGTTGAATCTGGCTGAATATCATTATTTTTACAACACATCTCTGACCGTACGCCTGCCGGCTTTGCGATCATAATACTGTTGTTCAATCCAAGCGTAAGTAACGTCTAAGCCATTTCGTAAAGATATTGATGGTTCCCAACCCAAAAATTCCTGAATCATGGTGTTGTCACTGTTTCGACCAGCAACGCCCTTAGGTGCGCCTAAGTCATATTTACGACCTAATTTTATACCAACAATGTTTTCAACTATTGAGACCAACTCATTGATCGAAACTAATTCACTCGACCCGAGATTGATTGGTGTTGCAGTCAATTTATCGCAATGCATTATTTGATCAATGCCGTGTGTGCAGTCATCAATAAACATAAAACTACGAGTTTGACTACCATCACCCCAAATTGTGATACTAAGATCTTTGTTGTCTTTTGCCTCAATCACCTTTCGACAAATCGCAGCCGGGGCCTTCTCGCGTCCACCGTCCCACGTTCCGTTGGGACCATAGACATTATGAAACCTAGCAATAGCCGTTTTCATGCCTCTTTCTGCCCAATATTCCTGACAGAACATTTCGGATACTAGTTTTTCCCAGCCATACCCGCGCTCAGCCATGGCCGGATACGCATCGGTCTCTTTCAAAGCAACAACATTCGGGTTTTTCTGCAAATCAGTATTATAGGCGCATGCAGAGCTTGCAAAGAAATATCTTTGAACGCCAGCTTGATATGCTGCCTCAATGAGGTTAGTATTAATTAAAATGCTGCGTAAGCACATGATACGAAACCGCTCAATAAAACCCATTCCGCCCATATCAGCAGCAAGATTATATACTTCCACCGCTCCTTCACAAACCCGTTTACAATTATCTTCTATAGAAAGATCAAGACATAAATTTTCTACATCAGAAATCTGATACCAATCTGGTATTGGCTTGCGATCGACGGCTCGAATTTTGGTAAAACCTTTTTTTTGAAAATAGCGAACAAGTGATCCACCAATAAAACCACCCGCGCCGCCAACGACGATTAAATCGCTTTTCGACATGGTTTTCCTTATGATTTCAAATAGACCGGCTCGTTATTATCATAACAGACAATGGCGGGCTTGATAATCGCATTATATGTTTTATTTTGATCGTACTTTTCAACAGATTTAGCGCTCTGGACTTTGATTCGCTTCCCATAAATGTCCATTAACATTCCTGGACTAGCAAATTTAGACCCATCAAACATATCCACCAAAATTGGCTCTGATGTTACAGAAAAGAACAATTGTGTTTGTCTTACGCCGACTAACTTCTGAATATTAATAGCTGCAACAAGCGTCTCACGCATCTTTGCGTCTTTCAATTCATTAGGATCAAGATGCGCGCCATTTTGGTCTAATACCTTTACAATGAAACCTTCGCCGGTTCTAAGCGTGAACGTCGACACTAAAACTCCCGAGTCATATGGCTCAATGATGTGGCACGTTTTGCCGTGCAACAGAACTTTATTCTGGGAAAATGGTGGAAAGGCTCTACACTCTATATCACACGAACCAGATACCGCCTTGTTGGATGGCATATGCCCCTCTTGATCTTCTAAGTTCGCTTATGTTGATTACCCGCAAATTCTTATCCATTTCGTCTTGTTCCATCGTGAACAACAGCGCTGGTAACCCCGCTGTTATTACCCTAATTTTGGATTCATCACAACCATTAATTATGCCATAAAAATGAGTAAAAAATCCGTGCCACACCACAAAGTCTCCGACCTTTGGTTTATATGTGGTGATTGGTTTGTATTCTGCTAATGATATGTTAAGATTCGCTTGCATATTTTACAGATCCATCATATGGGTTGAACTCAATTTTCTTCCCATTGATTATCCATTCTATTGTCATATTTGAGCAATTTATCTTACCACCGACAGTATCTCTTATTAGGTTGTGAACCCACCCACCCATATTGTTGACATCAAGACTAATATTGCCAGCCTCAGCCAGTTTCTGATTGTATTCAATTCTGGACCTGATGTTTTCTAGGCCCTCCATGAGCAACTTGCGATGATAAGATCCGTTTTCTGGGCCAAGTTGGTGTTGTTTAATGAGCTTATTAATCTCGTCTATGTTCTTGGGGCAAGCCGGCGTTTGTGGTGTCATTGTATTGATCCCCTTGAATTCGGGCAATTGGGTTTGGTGCAATACCAACTTCTTATAACCTTCCTAATACCTTTGTCATACTTATGTAAGCTTCTCATCATTGATCTACAAACTGGACATAACTTCATGCTACCGGACATTGAATGCGTGGGAGGTGGAGGAGGCGTAAATGGTTCTGGCCTCTTGATTTGGATGCCTCTTCGGTGTCCACATCCGCCACACGCCATTTCTTACCCCTTAAATACTGATTCAATCATTAGATCTTTAATAAAAAAGTCCATTAACATTATGTTCATGGGTGGTATGTCTACCATTTCAACAATTTTATTATCAATGTCTATTTTTACAGGTCCCTTAATTGATGGAATAAATATATGCAACGGTAACGGAGAGGTACACCAACTTCTGAGATATGTCACACCATCGTGTGATAGACATGCATAATCCTCTCTGACCGATTTAAGATTGAAAAGCATCAACGGCAATTTTACTTTCTCTGGTGTACTGGCTGCTTTTGCGTCATATATACATTGGCACCAATATTTTACTAGGGGTGCCGTGTTTGGGTTTTTAATGACCGATTCTATATTTATATCTCTACAGTTTTTACATTCTATACTGAATAAAAAATCTTTTTCACTTGAAAGATCACCACCAAGGAATGTGCCATTGAATGCGCCTTGTCTCAGCAGGGCGCCCGATCTCGGCGATCTCTTGAAATCGACTTTTAATCCTGCCGTCAGCTTATGAGCTATCTTTCGCTCATAAGCTGCGCCACGGCTTCTGTTGCTTTTGCCTATTTTAGAAAAGTCTGTCATGAGTATGTGACAATAATATTATTGTCCATGTGCTGCAATTTAAACCCAGCAGCAGCCTCTAACGTAAGATAATCTTTGATGGTTGGGTTACCGGCAGAACTTGTCACGCCCGAATCCTCCATCACCCGCATTTCTAAAGTGGCCGCCATCCTCTGAGCTATCGTGGCAGAAGCCTGATTTAGCACTGTTCCATTAACCGCCGACTGCGGTCTCGTGTACACAACATGAATTGCCATTAGTTTCTCCGATCATCATGAATGGCGAGATCAAAGATTTAAATTCCGCCATTATTCCCTTAATTTTATGTTTGCTATATATTAACTCTATTATTGCCTTTTTGTCGAAATGAACTGCCTGGTTGATGTGTTCAATAATATATACCATATTATCATTTAAATACGGACATAATGATAAGTCTATAAGTTTCCTATTGGTTATATACACGCTAGCATTATCCCTAGAAATTAATTCCCATAACATTTTTGTGTTTTCGATACATTTTGTGGCCTTTTTTGGTCCTATACCATAATATCCATGGATATTATCTGACTTGTCGCCATCCAGACATTTCATCAATACCGGATCAATAGATGGTCTATTGCAAACTATCTTCTGCAATGGGTTATAAATTTTAACGTGATCATATCTATATGATATTTGTGTCATGTCACCATCGTTTGATACTATTACGGTTTCGTCGTGAATTAAATGGCAAAATGCAAATATTAAATCATCAGCTTCCATTCTGCTCTTTTTGTACTGCTTTATGTTCATGTGCTTCCATGTGTCTTCACATATCTCCTGATATCTTATGAGCTTTTCCTCTACCTCAGATGGTTTATCTCTACATTCTGAATCTTTATAATTTTGTAGTATCTCTCTCCTCCATAAATTCTCTTTTTTGTCATCCCAGAACACATGCACATTACCATATCCAAATTTATGAAGATAAGAATGCATCATTCTACTGATAGCTACGAAATGGTCTGCTGTCGCTGTATTTAACGAAGCATAAATGCCCCTATATAATAGATTCTTGCCGTCTATGAGAAGGTGCATGTCATCCTCTTCAAATATAAATTAAATACTATGGAGATATCATGGAACGTATTAAACTAAGTTCTCCTGCTGAGGTCATAATCAACGGGAACAAATACCTATTTGAATCAGGAGACACAATATCCATTAAATCACCAAAAGATCTTATAAATGAAGAACAACAAAGAAAATTAACGGCCGCTCAAGAAGCCAGACTTAGTGTTATTTCGGTTAAGCTGTCGAAGTTATATGCGACAGTCAATAAAGAAAATGAAGCGATAAATAAATTATCAAAACGATCAGAAGACCCAGAAATTACGGATATAGATGTCGACAGGATACAAGCAAAACGTAGTGTATTGGTTGACCAACGCGATAAGCACCTGTCAGATATCAAAACGCTCGAGGGTGAATCTTCGATGGTGTTTGGAGAACTTGAAGCTGCTGGGTATACCAAAGAAAGATTGATCCAAGCCCACAAGGAATTTGCCTCTGGTATTAGACAAGAGGCTGAAGAAGAAGATCAAAGAAAACAACTATCTAAAAATGATCAAGAATCGAAGGATGAGAATTTGGCTCTTGATCAAGCCAGAAATGAACGTGATCAATTTATGCAAGATTTACAGGACACACATGGTAAAGTTCAATTGAGGGATGATGGTTTTATTTATAGATATGATCCAAATGCTGTGTCAGAAACAGAAACTGTTGACAACAAAGGGTTGAAGACCAAAAAGAAGACACAAGGAAAATGGGAACGCGTGAAGGACGAAGAACAAAACACATATGATGATTTAGATGGAAAAGTGTCTGAGCTAGAGCAAGAATTTGCGGTGGCATATGATCCAGAAGACAGACCAAAGAAAACTGAAGAAGCACCAACTCCAGAACAAACACATGAAATAATGTCACCAGACGCATTCAACAGGGCGATGATGTCCGATGAACCAGGAGAGTTAGCAGACGTTCAGGAAGAGAAAATAGGCGATGAAATATCTGCGGAACTAATAGATAGCGACTTTATGCCCGGTATTTTGTACAGCAAATTACTAACAACATCGGCAGAAGAATTATCTGGAGCATTCAGATTGTTCGAAAAGAAGTCACCTGCCTAAACGGATGGGGCTCCCTTGGGAGCCCCATCCGCCTTACAGGTCCCTACAACCCGTTATTCGTCGGCGCTGTTCAATTCGTTGAGAAGCGAAGCGAGATCTTCATCTTCTTCTTCAATCTTGGCCTCTTCCTGCTTCTTCTCAGGAGCTTTTTCGACTGCAGGAGCTTTGGCTGTCGCCTTCTCGACTATTGGTGCCTTGGTTTTTTCGGGCGCCTTTTCTTCTTCCTCTTCGAGGTCAGCCGCTTCAGACACTACCGATTTTGCTGGTTCAGAGTGTTTTTCTGGCTTCTTTTCTGACTTAACTGGAATCTTTGCTGTGCCAGTCAGGTTATCAACAATCGATTGAAGCGCATCAGCGTCTCTCGCCGAGAACAACGTTGGTATGTTGTGTCTCTGAGCAAGAACTTCATCGATGTCATTCTTGGTTATCGGCATCTTTTTGCCAATAAAATGACTCGATTCATAGCTGTTATACTCACCCTTTTTCCTTGCTTCAAGGACAAAAGGCATGGCATTCTTTGGATCAAAGAATATACCATATGGTTCTGGCTCTACCGCATCGGCGGCCGGCGGGTCACGCATAATTACGGATTCGCAAATGTCATAGACGCTCTTTGGCATCGAAAACCACATCACCTTACCTCTCAAATCGGCCGGCGTAGTTTCAATCGCTGGAAAGTAAATATTGACTGAATAGCGGGAAGATGATAAGTATTTCTTGGCGATTGCCCTTCTCTCTTCTTTTTCGTCGGTGTCCTTCATCAGATCGAACCCAAACTGACAAAGCGGGCAGGTCACACCATCATCGTGGATTCTCGGGCATTCAAGAACCTTGCTCTCGATGAAATGGTTGCCATGCTCATAATACCACATATCCATGCCGTCGAGCGGCGGTAGGATAAAGAACTTCCATTTGAGAGTCTTTCCGGCTTCAGCCTTGTCAGGACGCCACTCATTTGGATCCTTTCTCCCACTACCCTTCTTTTGCCGCATCTTGCTTCTGATTGCTTCGAGGTCATACAGAAGATCTGCCATTTGTGTTTCCTTTCGTAAGAATGTAGGATTGAAATATTGCGTTGCAAATTGTGCACATCGTAGTTTTTGTAGTTTTTTGTGGGTTGCAATGTCCTCCTTTAAGAGTTTGATTGGCTGGCCTGGAACAATTCTTGTTTCTTAAATCCTGATAGCGATCGCATATTATCGTTTTTCATGCGAAGCGACTCCAGGGTAAACCATAATTTCTGGCATTGTTTTTCTGTGATGATCATTTGCGCCTCTAGATTTTCTAACACATCATCGGTTTCCATGAGGTCAGAAATATCACTACGCCTAAGATTCTTACCACCATCGACTTCTTGGATTCCTTTATAGATGATTCCTTTACGTTTTCTGATCTTTTTGTCGAGGACTTCTCTTTGCTCTTTGATTTCACTATATAGCATAGCCCACATGTGAAATTTATTTGGAAACTCCTCCATGTCCTTTTCTATATTATCATAATCTATCACTAACTCATCTCTAACTATAAATTGTTTAGTCTGTCCGTTAAACTTGACCTTTACGGACATCAAAGCTTCTTTAATATCATCTGGCAAGTCGAGGATCGAATCGTTCATCTATATATCTTATATGGTTTCCATTGTTTCCATTGCCTACCAATACTCACCTTAACTGGGAATGTCAGATCGATATTTAACGGACGAGTAACTAATGGTATAATGGCTCCAATTGTGTCTTTGATCTTCTTTTCGGAACACGCCACAACCAACGAATCATGCACTTCGGCTAAAATACATTCTGGCCCAATGGTTTCAGTGATCTTGATTAAAGTATTTTGAATTGCCTCAGCCACCGATCCTTGTATTATTCCACTAAGCGAGCTTTTGATATCTTCGCGCGGAATTGGCATTCCTAATATTGTCTTAACGGCCATCCCACTTTCATATTCTAATTGTTTGTTGGCAATCCACGCCTTTAATTGTGACATTATATCAAACAGTGGATTTTCTATATTTACACTATATATGCTTTTTAACACTTCTAATTTACAATCGTCTCTAGTGATGTCATTGGCGCCTAATAATTTTTCTATCTCAATATACGGATCAGATTCCTTGAAACTATTATTAATGAATTGGTCTCCGGATAAATATCCAGCTACTCTTATATCAGCCGAAACCCAATCAAAACACACAAAATAATCTCTGTTGGGGTCTACATGTTTGATCGGATCTCGTTCTGTGGTTCCTTGGATATTGAATCCTGGTGTCTTAGACCTTCCAGTCAATGTCCCTGTATTATATGCCGGATGCATCAAATGTGGTCCCCACATTATTCCTCTGTTGGTCATGTCGGCATAAACTATTGCTGATCTACCTTTTACTTCCATCCATGGCTCAACTTCGTCTGGTGTTTTGATTAGATTTCTAACAAGCTCGTGTTTTATTTGATCAAATGTTTTAGATGTTGATCCAAAACTTT